GTAAAAGGTAACGTATTTTTGTATACATACGTCCTGATATAGTCATGTGCGGTGATCACTTTTTGAAGCTCTTTGTGAGCCTCGCCAAGACCGTTAACGGTAATCCGCGAACTGTCCTGTACATGACCGTCAGCACCAGCCGATTGAGCCGCCTTCTCAGCCGCTCTCTTTAGCGTGGTCTTACCTCGCCAGATTCGTAACGTGATCGGCATAATCACAAAAGCATTAGCCGCGTTACCTATGAATGAATTGTCCATAGACAATCTCCTATTTAGTTATGATCTGAAATCAGATCGATTTTTTTACCGTGGCGAAAACGACACAATACTTTCGTGCCGTCAGCCCATGTTTTGACCCCTATGCCGTGCCTTCTATCGTCTACATAGTAGCCGCGATAAGTAGCATGGTTAGGGTATCGTTTTTTATGAATACCCTGTCTCATAATGAATCCTCATTAGGTAAATTTATTAGTGTGTTTACCACATCGATGTTCGCGGTTTCAGTTCGATTGACTGAATAGCCTATGCATAGATAGCCGCTTGTAAAACGACAGTAGGTTTTGATTGCCTATGATCTGTCATGGTTAGGCCAGTGGCCAAGCGCGCACCTCATAAGTGTTATCGCACTCCAGTAGATGCCCTCCGGTTTATTTTGTGCGGCCCCGATCCTAAATCAATCGTCCATTGCGTGAAGCAAACAAGACCCACAAAATTCCTTTAGACTCGCGGCACATTTTTGAGCCTCCGCGTCGGCTAGCTACAATCTCCATATATAAAGGTATGAGAATGGTAACACTCTGATATATACCGTCAACTATATTTACATGTTGATATGAATAACTAGATATTTAACCGTGATCCTAAAGTCAGGGTAGCGACTCTCTATAACGCGACGCGCGTAATTAACACCGATTGACGTTAATTACAAGACTTGACATCACTATTTCACATAAAAAGAGTATCTTTGTAAAAAGCGTATATATATCAATAACTTATATGCTGAATTTACACTGTAGCGATTTTAAGAAGGTTTTGATACTAGCGGCAGGGTTTTGCACTAAAGTCCGTTACAAGGCGATTGAGAGCGTTACAGCATTTGTCAATAGTAAAACAGTAAATCAGTAAACTTTTTTTTCCTTTAGAAAAGAGCCTTTTTTTATTTGTCAAATACTGGTGTTAATTAGTTGATATGGCTCACGGTGCGCTGTAGCTTGGAAGCAATACATATCAGGAGAGTCCAGCTATGACTAAGAAATTATCGAGCCGTCAAATGGCATTCGCGAGGGAAGTGGCGCGAGGGGAATCACTTAGCAATGCATATAGGAATACCCATAACGTGAAACAGTCAACTACGGCCAATAGTGTTAATACACTTGCATCAAGGCTGGCATCGAAGGTTGAGGTTAGGTCAAGGATTGAGGAGCTACAGGCTAAAAGAGATAGGGCAGTGGTCAATTCTGCCGTCACAGACAGAGATCAAGTTCTAAAGCACTTGAGGCTATGGATCACTGGCGAGATGGAGGCTAGTCAATCCCAGTTACGTAGTGCTGAGTTACTAGGTAAGACAGTATCAGGATTGTTCTCAGATAAGGTAGAAGTGGTAACAGATAATAGAAGTGCTGAGGACATAGCACTGGAATTGGAACGTAAGCTTGCACTGCTATCGGGCGATGTTAACAAGTCAACAGGATTGACTGACGATAATGGCTCAGTACATTAAATACTATCTACTTGTTTTGGTGTGAGTCGGCTTTACGGATTAGCCTATGAGCAACCCCCCACCCCCCCTAACGCTGGCACACACCCGCACACATATACATAGTATTACGCTCATTAAAATACCAATTTTTTACAGTTAGTCAAAAAACTTGACTTAGATTTACAAGGATAAACCCTAAAAATTTTACAAAAAGCCATAGGAGTCCCAGACCCAAAAAAATTATGCAAAAAAAATTCAAAAAAAATATTGACATTAAAGTCAATCCCCCCTTAAATGCTATACTCCGAGGTAAGTTCATTACCTAGTAATTACCAGAAACCCCATTTACAACGTAATTTATTTGCGCTTTGTGGATGTATATTAGGTAATGAACAATACATGGTTTGTTCTGATCAGTTATTACCTGATCTGATCTGATCAGGAAGGAAAGCCATAACTGCGTCTTTAAAAAGGTAGGACATGTTATCGCAAGTTGATATAAACAATATTGCTAATCTTCCTGCTGAAGAAAAGCGTGAAATGCTAAAGCTGCTTGAAGATTATGAACAGGCTTTAAAGGTTCAGAATGCCCAAAATAGCTATATGGGTTTTGTGCAACATATGTGGCCCGCGTTTATTGAGGGTCGCCACCACAAGATTATGGCGGAAGCATTTGAAAAGATTGCTAGGGGTGACTTAAAGCGTCTTATTATTAATATGCCTCCCAGACACACAAAGTCGGAGTTTGCATCCTATTTATTACCTGCATGGTTTTTAGGGCAATACCCGGACAAAAAAATTATACAGACCGCCCACACCGCAGAACTCTCGGTTGGGTTCGGGCGAAAAGTTCGGAACTTGGTAGATTCCGATGATTTTAAAAAGGTTTTCCCCAAGCTGGCATTGAGGGCTGATTCCAAAGCCGCTGGCAGATGGAGTACCAACATGGGTGGCGAATATTTTGCCATAGGTGTTGGTGGTGCAGTAACGGGTAAAGGTGCAGACCTCCTGATAATTGACGACCCTCATAGTGAACAGGAAGGACAAAGCATAGACCCGTCAGTGTTCGATAGAACCTATGACTGGTATACATCCGGCCCTCGCCAGCGTCTACAACCCGGAGGCGCAATTGTTATCGTGATGACACGATGGCACATGAGGGATCTTACGGGCAAGATTATTAAAGCTTCCGTTCAGAGAAAAGGTGTCGATGAATGGGAAGTTATAGAATTTCCGGCAATCATGCCATCAGGTAAAGCCCTGTGGCCTGAGTTCTGGGAACTCGCGGAACTAACCGCGCTGCAAAATGAACTACCCGCTCCCAAGTGGAACGCACAGTACCAGCAAAACCCAACCGCCGAAGAAGGCGCACTAGTAAAACGCGAATGGTGGAAGAGGTGGGAACAAGATCATCCTCCCCAATGCGAGTTTGTAATCCAATCATGGGACACAGCATTCCTCAAAACCCAACGGGCAGATTATTCTGCTTGCACCACATGGGGTGTATTTTACATTCCAAACGATGAGGGCATGACTGTACCCAACATTATCCTTCTTGATGCATACAAAGAGCGTCTTGAGTTCCCAGAACTTAAAAAGAAAGCTTTTGAGATGTGGCAGGAAGTGCAACCCGATGCCTTTATAATTGAAGGCAAGGCGGCAGGAATGCCGTTAATCTTTGAGTTACGGGCAATGGGGATTCCGGTATCGGAATACACCCCTTCCCGTGGCAACGACAAAATAGCCAGAGTTAATGCGGTAGCAGACCTGTTTGCTTCTGGAACAGTATGGTGTCCAGAAACCCGATTTGCAGAAAATGTAATCGAAGAGTTTGCGTCTTTCCCGGCAGGGGAGCATGACGATCTTGTTGACTCATCAACACAAGCCCTTTTAAGATTCAGGCAGGGCGGATTTCTTAGGCTTAACACTGACGAAGAAGATGAGCCTATACACAGAAAGGCGGTGAGTTATTACTAATGTCTGTTATAGATGCAAAGGATGTCGCGGCAGAACTTAGCGCACATGAACGTGAATGTGCATTGCGATATGAACATATTCAGGAAAGGCTTGAGGCAGGGGAAAAGCGATTTACCCGCATTGAAGCCATGATTATAGGAATATACGTTATTCTTATTGGTTCACCAATAGTAACGCAACTTATCAACTAAGGAGGCTTATGCCTTTTTTGCAAAGTAACATCCCGCACTTCAAGTGCTGGGTGCGTAGGGAATATACCCACAACCACCAACAATATCATGGCGAGTTTCTACATGCGATGGCAATAGCCGTTACGACAATACCCTGTAGAAGTTTGAGCTTTCAAATGATATTTACTGGCGCAGAGACCTACGACAACGATGAACCTAATGTTCATGGTGGGGCGATGTGGGCAAGAATGCCTATAACTGCCTTGGTAGGAGACACCCCTTTCGAGGAGTGGCCTGAGCCAATGCCTGTGTGGGCAGCACAGCCTTGGGACTGTTCATCGAGGACGCACAGTGTTTATGTGCTAGACAGATGTACACCTTGTCCGTGGCTGGCAAAGATAGATGGGGAGTTTTACCCAGCAAAGTATTATTTTACTGTTGACTACACCGATTCAGAAATAGGCGATGATCCTGCACAACATAAGCAGTCCCATGTCCTAGAGTTACTGGATGCAGGTAAGTGGACAGGCAATATCGTGGCATTACCAAATAATCGTGTCAGGGTGTCACATCCCGCTTGGTTTGAAATGGGAGAAGGCGCACCTGACTTTAGACCGTCCCAGCATGTCCATTACAGCAAATCTGATCTGGACTACACGCTGGATGTAAATAAAGTATTTGATAACTTGTATTCCGGGGTTAATGATGAAGAAGAAAACTAAAGGCTATATGGCTGGTGGCAAAATGAAAGCCAAGGGCATGGCTAAGGGTGGAATGATGAAGCCCAAGGGCATGGCTAAAGGCGGTGTTCCTGTAATGAAGAGCAAGGGGTACTCTAAAGGTGGAGCAGTTAAAGCTGATGAGAAAAAAGCTAAGGGAATGGCTAAGGGCGGCAAAACAGTTGCGAGGGGTTCAGGTGCTGCAAGAACACAATATTTCGGAAAAAACGGCTAAAATAAAAGCGTTGATAAAACGTGGCGCAGAAGTATTAAAAAAAGCCATGACAATTAGAGATAATGCTGTGGTTTATATTTCTCCTGAAGACGGGAAAAAGAAAATGCGTAAACGCAAAATTTCTTTAGAAGCCGCATTTCAGAAAGAAAAAAAATCTACGGGTAAAAGGAAAAAATAATGGCTATAGATAAAGCTCAGACTCCTTTTATGCCAGAGCTAATTGAGGATGGCAACCTAGAAATAGAAGTTGTTAATCCTGAGTCTGTCTCTATTGAAACAGAAGACGGCGGGGTTTTAATTGATTTTGATCCCAACAATCCCCTGACTGGGGGAATGAATCACGATTCTAATTTAGCAGAGTTTATAGACGAGCAGGACTTAATGGGGCTTTCTGCGGAACTTGTTTCTGCTTATATGTCAGATAAGGAAAGCAGAAAAGACTGGGAAGATTCCTATATGAAGGGATTGGATCTTCTTGGTTTGAAGTTTGAAAATAGAAGCATTCCTTGGGACGGAGCATGTGGTGTATTTCATCCTATGCTTTCAGAAGCGGTAATAAGATTTCAAGCACAAACAATACAAGAGATATATCCTGCCGCCGGGCCTGTTAAAACAAGAATTGTAGGGCAGTTAACAGACGAAAAAACAACTCAAGCACAACGAGTGCAAAATTATTTAAACTATTTAATTACCGAAAGAATGACAGAGTACAGGACAGAAACAGAAAAACTTCTGTTTTCTCTTCCTATAGCAGGATCAGCGTTTAGAAAGGTGTATTACGACCCCAACATGGGTAGACCTTGTGCCATGTTTGTTCCTGCCGAAGACTTTGTAGTTAGCTATGGAGCAGCAGACTTAACAACGTGTGAAAGAGCTACGCACGTTATGAAGAAAACATCAAATGAAATAAGAAAGCTACAGGTGGCAGGGTTTTACATTGATATTGATTTAACATCCCCGACACCTGACATTAGCGACATACAGGAAAAATACAATCGACTGACGGGCGACTCAGACAACTACGAATTTGATAATCGGCATACTCTTCTTGAAATGCATGTAGATATTGATTTAGTTGGCTTTGAAGATATGTCTATGGGCGAAAAAACAGAAATTGCCCTGCCTTATGTTATTACTATTGATAAGTCATCAAGACAAATATTGTCTATACGGCGAAACTGGGATGAAGACGATCCTAAAAAAATGCCTCGCCAGCACTTTGTACACTACCAGTACCTGCCCGGATTTGGTTTTTACGGCTTTGGACTAGTACATATGATTGGTGGATTATCCAAATCAGCCACTTCATTGTTAAGACAGCTAGTAGATGCAGGTACATTAGCTAACCTTCCGGGCGGTTTAAAAGCCAGAGGGCTTAGAATCAAGGGAGATGACACCCCGATTATGCCGGGCGAGTTCCGTGATGTAGATGTTCCCGGTGGCGCAATACGAGACAGCATTACTTTTCTACCTTATAAAGAGCCTTCTAACGTCCTGTACCAGCTTCTGGGCGATATTGTTAATGAAGGGCGTAGATTTGCGTCAGCAGCAGACGTAAAGGCATCAGATATCAATGGCGAAGCCCCAGTAGGTACGACTTTAGCGGTACTTGAGCGTGAAATGAAGGTGATGAGCGCAGTTCAGGCTAGGGTTCATGCCTCAGTAGGAAAAGAATTAAAGATTTTATCTGGAATAGTCAGGGATTATGGGCCTGAAACGTACCCATATGAGCTTTCAGATGATCCGTTAGTGTCAGAAGACTTTGATGACCGTGTAGATATTATCCCAGTAAGCGATCCTAACGCTGGAACTATGGCTCAACGCATCATGCAGTACCAAGCGGCACTACAATTAGCGGCCCAAGCCCCTCAAATGTACGATATGCCCCTTTTGCATCGTCAAATGTTGGAAGTTTTGGGCATACAGGACGCAGATAAGATTGTTCCAACCGAAAATGACATGAAACCGACAGATCCGGTGTCGGAAAACATGAATATCATTAACGGCGACCCTGTTAAGGCGTTTATTTACCAAGATCACGAGGCACATATCCAAACACACATGTCTGCGGTAGAAAATCCGCAAATAATAGGTCTTTTAAAGAAAGCACCTAATGCAAAAGCCATAGAAGCGGCTATGTCGGCACATATTCAAGAGCATGTAGCCTTTGCATACAGACAAAAGATTGAAAAACAGCTTGGAGTTGAGCTTCCTGCTCCAGATCAGCCTTTGCCAGAGGATATTGAGCTTAGATTGTCCCGTTTGGTAGCTCCAGCAGCAGAACAGGTAACAGGAAAAGCCCAACAAATGGCACAAGCCGAAGAAAATGCAAAACAACAACAAGATCCTGTCATTCAAATGCAACAGAAAGAACTTCAAATAGAAGAAGGAAAGGCGGTTGCCAAAGCACAATCAGATATGGCAAGAATACAACTTGATTTGCAAAAAGTACAAGAAAAAGCAGTTTTTGACAGAGAAAAAATAGAAAGTCAAGAGCGCATAGCATCAGCTAAGATTGGATCTCAAATAGCATTGAACAATATAAGAAAAGATGAGCAAGAGTCTAAAGAAGCAATAGAAGGTGTAAAAATAGGTATAGACTTAGTTCAGGATTTGATTGACAATGATTAACTATGGCTGACAAGTTAACAGTAAATGCATTACAAGTTTTACAAAATGAAATCCGTAAACAAATGAACGAAATGTCAGATCACATTTCTGGCGGCGGATGCAATGATTTTGGCGAATATCAACACTGTACAGGCATTATTAAAGGTCTTGCAGTTGCAGAAAGAGAGCTACTTGATCTTAATCAAAGGATTGATGATGCATAGTTTCTCCGCATAGGGCGGTGCAAAGTGACTCTGGACACTAATTTCCAGTGCAAGAGACAGCAAAATGGAAGCAGTTAAAAAAGTAGATGAAATGGAGCCTGAAAAAGCTCACCAGCTACCCAAACCAAGTGGATATAAAATCCTTATTGCTTTGCCAGAGCCTGAAGAAAAAACAGAAGGCGGAATACTCAAAGCCAAACAAACAATGGATCTTGAAGAAATTGGGTCTATTTGTGGTTTTGTTTTAGCAATCGGCCCAGATGCTTACAAAGATAAAAAACGATTCCCTAACGGGGCGTATTGTAAGGAAGGTGATTTTATTTTAATGAGATCATATTCTGGAACTCGATTTAAAATTCATGGCAAGGAATTTAGGCTAATCAATGACGATAGCGTTGAAGCTGTTATTGATGACCCAAGGGGGATTATAAAAGCATGAGCGAAGAAATAGAACAGTCAGAAGATGCACGAACATCCTTTGAAGATAAATTTTTAGGAGTTCGCACAAAAATAAATATAAATCAAGATGAAGAGCAAGAAACAGAGTCTGAGCTTGATTTAGAGGTTGTTGATGACAGACCTCCAGAAGATCGTAGACCCCCTAAAAAAGAGGCATTGTCTCAAGAAGATGATGAGGAACTTGAAGGGTATAGCGAAAAAGTTAAAAAACGCATTAACAAACTCAAATATGAGCAGCATGAAGAGCGCAGACAGCGCGAAGCGGCTGAAAAAATGCGGGAAGAAGCGGTTAAAGTAGCCCAGCAATATGCGGCTCAAAACCAACAGTATCAGCATGTAATTCAAAATGGGGAGGCTATGTTAGTCACCCAGATAAAGGATCGTGCGGCTCTTGCGGTTGAACAAGCAAAGTCAAGATACAAAGAAGCTTATGAGTCTGGAGAAACTGATAAAGTATTAGAAGCGCAAGATGAGTTGTTAAATGCAACTTCAGAGTTGCGTGAAGCAAATACTTATGAAAATCAATTTAACCAACGTAAACAACAGTATGACCAGTATGTAGAGTCTATGGGACAACAGCCCCATCGATTAGAAAAAGCGGCGCAAGCACAACAGCCTCAACCGCAACAACAAGTTGCGCCAAAACCTACTGAAAGGGCATCTAACTGGGCAAGGGAAAATCCTTGGTTTGGAAATGAAGAACACAAGGATATGACTGCTCTTGCTTATGGAGTGCATGAAAAGCTAGTAAGGAATGAGGGTTTTGATCCTGATTCTAATGAATATTTTCAGGAAATAGATCGCACTATGAGGTCTAGATTCCCTGAATATTTTGGAGAGGATGATGGTCGTGAAGTGCAGACCTCTTCGCCTCCCCGAAGAAACTCGACAGTTGTAGCACCAGCGTCACGAAATAACGGTGCTAGACCGCGCAAAGTGAAGTTAACGCACACCCAGATTGCCCTCGCAAAGCGATTAGGGTTAACAAATGAACAGTATGCCAAGCAACTCATTCAAGAGGAACTAAGATAATGGCTGAACAGCGCACCCCAAGATCTGAAGATGATCGTAAAGTTGAAGAGAGAAAAAGTGACTCATGGATTCCCTCATCGGTACTTCCAACCCCTGCTCCGCAGGACGGATGGGTATTTAGATGGGTAAGAACCAGCACATTAGGTCATGCCGACAACACTAATGTATCTCAAAAGTTTAGAGATGGTTGGATTGCTGTAAAATCAGAAGACCATCCAGAACTTCAGGTAATGTCAGATGTTGGCTCTCGATTTGAAGGTAATATTGAGATAGGCGGATTATTGCTTTGTAAAGCTCCAGAAGAGCAAATGAAGAAGCGATCAGAATATTACCAGAAAATAGCATCTCAGCAGATGGAATCTGTTGATAATAGCTTTATGAAGGAGAACGACCCGCGTATGCCTCTCCTTTCTCCAGATCGTACTACGCGCACTACATTTGGCAAGAGCTGATCTCTGTTAAAGGGAAAAGCTCTATTAGTTAACTCTTTATAATCTAGGAGATTAAAATGGCTACTACAGCTACTCCCACTGGTGCAGAGCCTATTGGTACGTTAAGTGCTAGCGGTTCATTCACTGGAAAAGTGCGCCATTTAAAAGTAACTAATTCCTATGGAACTAGTATCTTTTATGGTGATTTTCTTAAAATTACAAGTGCAGGAACAGTAGAAAAAGACACAGGAACGACTGCTTTGACTACTGTAGGCGTGTTTATGGGTTGTTCTTATACAGACCCAAGCACAAACCAGAAGACGTTTTCACAAATGTGGACGGCTTCTTTAGCGGCTACTGATGTTATGGCTTACGTCCTAGACGATCCTAATGTCTTAATGAGAATGCAAAGCGATGCTACGTTAGCTCAAACTAACCTTGGCAATAACTTTGCAGTTGTTCAAACCGCTGGTTCAACAACAATTGGGCGTAGTAAAAATGCAGTTGATGGTTCTACTGCTGCTACTACAAATACTTTACCGCTACGGGTTATTGACTTTGTTGACGGCCCTACCAGCACTATAGGTGATGCATTTACTGACGTAATCGTTAAATTTAACGTAGGTCATCAGTATGTAAACACCACTGGCATTTAAGGAGAATATTAGATGGCTATTTCAAGAGCGCAAATGCTCAAAGAGCTGTTACCCGGCCTTAATGCCTTGTTCGGCTTAGAGTATGCAAAGTACGAAGATGAACACACGTTGGTTTACGAAAGTGAATCTTCTGAGCGTTCATTTGAAGAGGAAGTAAAACTTTCGGGTTTTGCTGCTGCACCAGTTAAAACTGAAGGCTCTGCCATCAGCTATGACTCGGCGCAGGAATCCTTTACTGCTCGCTATAACCACGAAACCATTGCTATGGGTTTCTCGATTACTGAAGAAGCTATGGAGGATAACCTCTATGACTCTCTTTCAGCGAGATACACCAAGTCTTTGGCTCGCGCTATGGCGTATACCAAGCAGGTTAAGGCGGCGTTTCCTCTTAACAACGGTTTCACCAATGCCTACCAATCAGGTGACGGGGTTAACCTGTTTACTGCTTCTGGTGATGGTGTAACTGGCGGTGACGGCCACCCTCTCGTTAGTGGTGGAAAAAATAGCAACCGTCCAGCTACGGCGGCGGATCTTAACGAAACTTCATTAGAAGATGCAGTAATTAACATTTCTGGATTTACTGATGAGCGTGGACTTTTGATTGCGGCTCGCCCTAGAAGGCTTGTTGTTCCACCTGCGTTACAGTTTGTTGCTACTCGTCTTCTGGAAACAGATGGCAGGGTTGGAACTGCTGACAACGATATCAATGCTCTGAGGAATAACGGTTCGATACCTGAAGGCTATTCGGTCAATCACTATTTGACTGATACAAATGCTTTCTTTGTTATCACTGACATTCCTAACGGCATGAAGCACTTTGAGCGTACTGCGCTTGAAACTTCAATGGACGGTGACTTTGATACAGGTAACGTCCGTTACAAAGCCAGAGAGCGTTATAGCTTTGGTGTGTCCGACCCTCTCGGAGTCTACGGATCTCCCGGCACATCATAACCACTGGGGGGCTTTTGCCCCCTTTTTTTGTTCCACATGGAACAATTTAAGAATTTAATCTGGGATAAAATAGCTGCAACGACCAGCCCAGTGGACGTTACGAAGACGTTGTAGCAAATCCTTTCGTAAATAGGTAATTAAAATGGCTAATACAACCTTTAATGGCCCAGTCCGTTCAGAGAATGGATTTACGGTCATATCTAAAAACAGTACAACAGGTACTGTTACAACTGAGTTTACTCTTGACGGAAACGGCTTGCAGGTCACTCCAGTTGCCTTGGCAGATACAACAGCAATTTCGTTAACAGCAACGGCTCATGGAGGAAGAACTTCTGTAGTTCCTGCTCTGACGGCTACTTGCACGTTAACTTTGCCTAGTCCTGCTGCTGGTGTATTCTTTAAGATAATTTATGGCGGTGCGGCAGAAGAAACAGAAAATCTGGTTATTGATACAGGATCAGACACAAATTTCTATCTGGGCGGTGTCGTTCATCTTGACTCAAACGCAGATAATGTTTCTGTGTATGCAGATGGAAACTCAAACTCAATCCTGACGTTAACGGATTTTGGTTTGATGGAGATTAACGTGTTGGCTAAAGATTCAACTAACTGGTATATCTGGGGCTATCAAGAAGGTGTAGATGCTCCTGCCTTTACTGACCAGTCATAATGACATGGGGGCGCAAGCCCCCCTTTATTTTGGAGATATACAATGGCTGATGCAGTAACTTCTCAGACAATTCAGGATGGTGCGCGAAACTTGATTATGAAATTCACTAATGTTAGTGACGGATCAGGCGAGTCTGCTGTTAAGAAAGTAGACGTATCTGCTCTTTCTTCTGATCCAGTAACAGGGAAAGAATGCACCCGCGTAGCAATTAGTAAAATACAGTTTTCTACAGTAGGTATGAGCGTTAAAGTTGAATTTGATGCTTCTACAAATGTCTTGGCAGCACACTTGCCAGCAGATTATGCTGATGAATTAGACTTTACTTCTTTTACTGGCATACCTAATAATGCTGGTTCTGGAATTACTGGAGACATTGACTTAACAACAGTAGGGCATAGCAGTGGCGATGCCTACACAGTAGTTTTAACAATGGTGAAATCTTATGGCTAAACTTGAAGTCTTTCAAAACGGAAACTGGAGTACCGGAGAGCCTGTATACCAAATTGGTATAAAGAACTCTGATGGTACATATGAAACCGTTGTCTTTGATTTAATGACAAAACCCGAAGCGGAAAAAGTCTTAAAGGAAAAAGGCAAAGAACTTGAGGTTGTAAGAACAAGGTCTGAAAACGGAACTTTTGTAAAAGATAATCCTGACACAAAAGAAAACGAAGCTTGGGAAGTAAAAAAGAAAGCTCCTGCCAAGAAAAAATCTCCAGCAAAAAAACAAATAGTTAAAAAAGCTCCTGCCAAAAAGAAAGTTGCTAAGAAAAAATAATGAGAAATTATCGTAAAGAATATGATAATTATCATTCTAAGCCTAAGCAAAGAAAACGAAGATCTGGAAGAACAATGGCTCGCAGGACAATGGAAGCTGCTGGAAAAGTTAAAAAAGGAGATGGAAAGGATGTTCATCATAAAGATGGAAATCCTTTAAATAACAAATTAAGCAATCTTTCTGTAACTAGCAAAGCAAAAAATCGTAGCAGAAAAAAAGGATAACTATATGGGCATGGGCGGCGCATTACAGCAAGGATACAATCCTTACGGGATGTATGACAATCAAGGTGGATTTACTCCATCTGGGCAGCCTAGTGGGTTTGGTCGCTCTCCTTATTCTGTGCAAAACATAATACAGAGAGACATGATGACTAGCGGCTATGGAATGAACCCCTATTCCTACAGCCAACCTATGGGGATGCAAGGTAAAGGCGGCCTTTCAATGGGTATGACTCCAAACTACGCTACAACCAGCTATATGAATCCGTATAGCAGTCCTTATTCAAGACCATACTTTCCCCAAACAACTGGCTCATTTTTTAGAAACAACGCTCCAGCATTTGGTTTTTACGGGCAACCAGAAACATTTGGAATGCCGGGACAAGGATTTAGAGATCCTTATGGCGGGTATGGTCAGCAAATGCCAATGTTTCCTTATCAGCAACCACAAATGAATATTAATCCGTATGCTCCTCAAGCAGGAGGAAAAGGTGGAGCCGGAGGAGGAAAAGGCGGAGGACGGATATACAACATGTATGATGGAACTAGGTTTGGTGATGAAGTGCCTCCTAGTCCATATTCTGAATATGCCTCTAAAGATCAAGCATTTGCTGAAGCTGGAAACTTAAAAGAACAAGAAAGAGCAAGGCTAGAAGCAGAACGTCTAGCGGGAAGAAGACCTAGCGAAGCAAATACGTCCTTTCGCCGTAGATAATGAAAAACAAACCAAAAAAAACACAATTTAAGCATGGCGGAAAAATAAAACCTGCCAAATGCCGAAACGGTATTGCTAAAAGAGGCAGAACTAAAGGAATTGTTACCTAATGGCTACTAGCACTACATTTAATTTTACGTTAGATATAGGCGATATTATTGAAGAAGCCTATGAAAGGGCTGGTCTTGAGGTTCGTAGTGGCTATGACTACAGAACAGCAAGAAGAAGCCTTGATCTTCTTATGCTGGAGTGGCAAAACCGTGGTCTTAACTTATGGACAGTTAAAAGCGCATCTCAAACATTAACGGCTGGAACAGCTACCTATGCTTTAACAGCAGAAAAAATAGAAATTATTGAAGCGTCTTTAAGAACGGATGTTGGAAATACAAGCAATCAATCAGATTTAACAATGGAAAGAATTTCTGTTGTTCAGTATTCTCATCTTACTAACAAGTTAACAGAAGGAAGACCTTTGCAATATTATGTGCAAAGATCTCCAGATAATATAACTTTTAATTTATGGCCTGTTCCTGATTCCCAGCAAACATATACCCTTGTTTATTATTATCTCGAAAGAATAGAAGATGCAGGAAAGCCAGCGTCTAATAATATGGATGTGCCTGATCGTTATCTTCCCTGTTTGGTTTCAGGGTTAGCGTATAATATTGCACTAAAGCGTCCAGAATCAGCTCAATACGTTCCTGCTTTAAAAGAAATTTATGAAGAGCAATGGAACATGGTATCTGATGCGTTTAGAGAAAAAGCAGCTCTTTATGTTACCCCCGGAGGTTACAACATAGTATGAGCAGTTTTGCAGAAGGCAAAAAAGCGTTTGGGTTTTGCGACAGAACTGGTTTTCGTTATCCCTTAAAAGACCTTGTTCCACAGATTGTTAATGGAAGGGATAGCGGCTTGCGTGTAGGCAGGGATGTAGTTGATCAAGATCAGCCACAATATAAACTAGGGCAAATCAGGGTTGGCGATGCACAGGCTTTAAGAAATCCTCGTCCAGATAAAAATTTTGCAGAAAGCAGATCATTGTCTGCATTTGATCCAGTAGGTGGAGGATCAACAGATTATGGAACAGAAACGCTTAACCTTGATATAAAAGGCGAGGTAGGCAAGGTAACAGTGAGTACAAGCTGATGGCGTGGACATTCACAACTTTAAAGAATGCTTTGCAGGACTATCTGGAAACAACGGAAACTACTTTCGTTAATAATCTTCCTACTATTATCCTGCAAGCAGAAGACAGAATACTTAAATCAGTTCAGTTGCCTGATTTTAGAAAAAACGCAACAGGTAATACATCTCAGGGAAACCAGTATCTTTCTATGCCATCTGATTTTCTGGCTCCGTATTCCTTGTCTGTAGATAATACTGGTTACGAGTTTCTTGTATTTAAAGATGTAAACTTTATACGAGAAGCATACCCTGCCTCTTCAACGACTGGAACGCCAAAATATTACGCAATATTTGATGAATCTAATTTTCTTTTAGCACCGACACCTAACTACCTGACTGGCACAACAAACTACACGGTAGAGCTTCATTACTTTTACAAACCAGAATCAATTACAACGGCATCAAGTGGCACAAGCTGGTTAGGCACTAATGCAGAGTCAACCTTGTTTTATGGGTGTTTAGTTGAAGCATACACCTTCTTGAAGGGTGATGCAGACGTTATGCAGATGTACATAGCGAGATATGAAGATGCGTTAGGAAAGCTCAAGAATCTGGGTGAAAATTACGATACTACAGACAGCTATCGTGCTGGGGCGGTCAGGAACAAAAGAGCATGATTAGCTCGTTAGGAGAGGTAGAAGTAGGTTCTGTAGGGGTTCACACAACACAGCAAAGAGGCATATCTCCAGAGGAGGTTGCATCGAGGTGTGCAGACAAGATTGTTTCTGTGTCAGAAAATGCTAATCCACTGATAAGGGAGCAAGCTAATGCGTTTAAACAGAACATACAGAAAGTAATTGAGTTTTATGTCAGGCAAGGAATTAACGGATACAAAACCGATTTGTATAACGAAGCGTTAAAGGCTGGAGATGACGGCCTAGCAAATATAATCAGGAGACTATAATGGCGTTTAGCGGAAATTTCATGTGTACCAGCTTTAAGAAAGAGCTAATGGAGGCTGTACATAACTTTAAAAACTCTGGTGGCAACACCTTTAATATTGCTCTGTATACTAATAGTGCCAGCTTTACTGCGGCTACTACTGCGTATACCACTAGTAATGAGGTAAGTGGTACGGGCTATACTGCAAAAGGGGCTTCTTTAACCAGAGTAGACCCAACCACAAGCAGCACTACGGCTTTTACAGATTTTGCTGACGTAACCTTTAGTTCATCATCTATTACGGCTAGAGGTGCTTTAATATTTAACGACAGTGCCAGCGGAGATCCAACAGTTTTAGTTTTAGACTTTGGTGCTGACAAGTCATCAACAAGTGGAGATTTTACAGTCCAGTTCCCAACTGCTGACGCGAGTAACGCTATTATCAGGATTGCCTGATGGCAGATGCTTTAACCACCTATATTGGCTGGAATAGCTCTGGTCAAAGCTGGAACGGTGGCTCTTGGAATGTAGACCAAGCTATTGCTGGTGCTACAGCCTCGGTAGGTAGCGTTAGCTTTGAAGGCGATGTAATTGTAAGTCTTACAGGGGTTGCTGGCACAGGTGGTGTAGGAAGTGTTACAGCAACTGGAACTGCGGTTGTAGCTGTTACAGGAATTGCAGGAACAGGAGGAGTTGGTAGTGTCACCATAGAAGGTGATGCGTCTGCTTCAGTTACAGGTATTGCTGGAACTGGTGCTGTTGGTTCTGTCACGGTAGCTCCACAAACAATAGTTTCGGTTACAGGGGTTTCGGCTACTGGAGCAGTAGGCACTTCTGTAGTCTGGGTGCAAATTAGTCCAAATGTAGGAACAAGCTGGTCAACAATTAGCCCATCACAAAGTCCAAATTGGGAAGAGGCTGCGTAGAGGATATAAAACATGTCAAGTTCATATACAGATTTTTTAGGTATCGAGAAGATAGGATCTGGCGAACAGTCAGGTACTTGGGGTGATACCACTAACACTAACTGGGATTTAACGGATGAAGCGATTACTGGTATTGTCTCTGTTACATTATCTAGTGCTGGCTCTTCTGGCTCTCCCACTGCCCTCCCGATTACGGATGGCTCAAGTTCAAATGGAAGAAATAAGTTTATCGAGTTCGTTGACGGAGGTGATCTCAGTTCAACAGCATATGTCCAGTTAACTCCAAACAATTCAGAAAAGATATGCTATCTCCGTAACAGTCTTTCTGGAAGCCGTTCAGTTATTATCTTCCAAGGTAACTACAACGCTTCAAATGATTTTGAAATTGCTAACGGCAAGGACGTTGTACTAAAGTTCAATGGTGGTGGCACAGGTGCTACAGTCACACAGGTATTTTCAAACCTTGCTATTGATGCCCTGACATCAGGAGCCGCAACATTTAGCGGTGATGTAACCATTACAGGCACAACCCCTAGTCTCACAATAGGTGACGCAGGGGCAGAAGACACAAGCCTAGTTTTTGACGGCAACGCCAAGGACTTCTATGTAGGTCTTGATGACTCAGCGGATAAGCTGGTAGTC